ATAGAGGTTTAACAGCGTTTATCGTAGGTGATTCGCCATTCAGACTAACACCTGATGCAACATCTTTAAATGACTGGGCAACAAACGTTAATACAGCAGTTGAAGATAATGATCAAGGTCTTGTAAGCAGAGACGAATACTTAGGTATATTTTATCCAGCAGGATTTACAAGCGACAACTTTGGTAACAATGTAGTTGTTCCAGCATCGCATATGATGCTAAGAACTATTGCGTTAAGTGACCAAGTTTCTTATCCATGGTTTGCACCAGCAGGTACAAGACGTGGCGGAGTTACAAATGCAAGTTCAACAGGTTATGTAAATAACGAAGGTGAATTTGTAAGTGTTGCACTAAATGAAGGTCAAAGAGATACATTATATGCAAATAATGTTAACCCAATTACATTTATTACAGGTGCAGGACTTGTAAACTTTGGACAGAAAACTCGTGCAAGAGGCACAAGTGCATTAGATAGAATCAATGTTGCAAGACTTGTAATTTATCTACGTAGTCAGCTTAACACACTTGCTAAACCATATATCTTTGAACCGAATGATAAGATAACAAGAGATGAAATTAAGCAAGCGGCAGAAAGTTTACTACTAGAGCTTGTAGGACAGCGTGGATTGTATGATTACTTGGTAGTTTGTGATGAGTCAAACAACACACCTAGCAGAATTGATAAGAATGAACTATACTTAGACATTGCTATTGAACCTGTGAAGGCTGTAGAGTTTATCTACATACCATTAAGATTAAAAAATACTGGAGAAATATCAGGACTATAAACTGATAAATACTATTAACAGGAGCAGACTAAATGGCAATTTCAACACTATCAAAAATTACAGTTCCATTAGCTAGTGGCGATTCCGCTAGTAACCAGGGACTATTAATGCCAAAACTCCAATATCGCTTTAGGGTGAGTTTGGAAAATTTTGGAATTAGTACACCAACTACCGAATTAACAAAACAAGTTATAGACGTAACTCGTCCAAACGTAAGTTTTGAACAAATGACACTAGATGTGTATAACTCAAGAGTATACCTAGCAGGTAAACACACTTGGGAACCAATTCAGCTTAACTTACGTGAAGATGTAAACAATAATGTACAGAAGCTAGTAGGTGAACAGCTACAGAAACAATTTGATTTTTACGAGCAGTCAAGTGCGGCGTCAGGACAAGATTACAAATTTACTACACGCATTGAAATCTTAGACGGCGGCAATGGTGCAAACACACCGACTGTACTTGAAACATTTGAATTGTATGGTTGTTACTGTGAAAGTGCAAACTACAATTCATTAGCATATTCAAATTCAACAGATCCAGTAAGTGTTACACTTTCTATACGTTATGACAATGCTATACAATCACCACAAGGTACTGGTATTGGTACAGCAATTGGACGTACAGTTAACACAGCCGTAACAGGCGGTGGCGCATAATACGCCAAAAAATTCATTTAGTCTAAATTAAAGGGAGCCATTGCGCTCCCTTTTTACTTTAAATACATACTTAATTCTACAGGATAAATATTAGTATGGCAAATAAATTTAATGCATTACTAGATTCAATAGCCGCAGGAGCACTAAGTCCAAAAGGAAACTTAGGGGATTGGCAACACGCATCAAGACTGTATGTTGATAGTAACATGCGGCTTGCTCCCCGTTCAAAGTTTAATTATCATGTTCAATTTGTAGTGACCCCAGAAGGTGCAGGAATAATTCCAAAATTATTCGAAGGTTTACCTATGAATGAAATAGGTATGCTTGTAAAACAAGCTGACTTACCTAAATATTCAGCAAATGTAGAACAAAAAAGAAAATACAACAGAATAAAAAATGTTCAGACAGGACTGACGTATCAACCTATCAATATAACATTTCATGATGATAATCAAGGGTTAACAACAGCGTTATTGCAAGCATATTACAGATATTATTTTGCAGACGGTAACCAAAGAATTAACGCAGGTAGAGCTTATTCTGTAAAACCTCATAATACATACCTCGGAACACAAATGAACAAATACAAATATGGTATGGATGTAAACAATCCTGGTGTTCCGTTTTTTAAAGAAATAAAAATAAGCACAATGGCAAGAGGGGAGTATATCACATATACATTGGTGAATCCTATACTTACTGACTGGAGCCATGACGATGTTAATAATAGCGATGGTGCAGGGACTTTAGAAAATAGAATAACTGTTGCTTACGAAGCAGTATTCTACGAAAGCGGCGCAGTGAGAGCAGGTGCAAATGGATCACCGGCTGGATTTGGACAAGATCATTATGATACAACACCTAGTCCAATATCACTTGCTGGCGGAGGTGGAGGCACTCTTGGTAGTGTAATTGAAGGTGCATTTAGTTTATATGATTTTATTGCAAGCGGAGAAGCTTATGAAAATCCTTTGTTAGCAGTTCTTATGGGTGCAAATTTGATAGGAAACATAAGAGGATTAAGCAAAGATGGTCTTAGACAAGAAGGATTTGGATTACTTACAACAGCAGTAGGAGCCGCGACCGGTATTAACGTCAATGGTGTATCGCAAACTCTATTTCCTAAGAACGGAGGCAAAGGGGGCAGTAAAGATCTACTTATAGCGGCGGCAGGAGTAGCGGCCATAGGTGCTGTTACAGCAGGCAAACGTGCTTTACAAAATAATCCAGCGGCATTGGATAGCGCAATGCAAAAACAGTCTATAAAGAATTTTCAAGCCCAAACAGGCGGAAGTGTTGCACAAGGAAAAGCTAATTACGAAGCAACTAGAAGTAATCCAAACGCAATGGCCGCACTAGAAAGGCAAGTACTAGGAACTTAGAATGAGTAATTTACCTCCACAAACCAAAACAAATGATAAACGTGTAACAAAATTTTTTGATAATTATTTTAACGAAACACTAGCATTTCCCTCTAACGAAGTTGATGCTGTAATTGGTTTTTTTGAAAAACGCGGATTTGATAAATCAGCGGCAATAAGCACTGCAACAACATTACTTAATCAAGCAAAAATAGATAACGTAAAAATATTTGAATTATTAGATACATTAAAAGGTTTAGATGATATACAATTAAGCACAGTTGTAACAGAAGTACTAAACTACAATAGATTAAGAACAAGCACATTAGGATTTAGATTAACTGGATCTGTTGACACAGTTGAAAAGCGCAATGTAGTGGTATGATATGGCTAGATTTGCACAAGGAAAATTCAACTGTAAATTTCCTGAAAAATACATAGGTACTAAAGTACCAACATACCGTAGTAGTTGGGAATTCGCATTTATGAATTTTTGCGATAATCATCCTGCTGTTGAAAAATGGGCTAGTGAAGCAATTAAAATTCCTTATAGAAATCCACTTACGGGCAAGCACACTATATATGTACCAGACTTTTTTATTGCCTATGCTGATAGAGGAGGCAAACAAAAGGTAGAACTTATAGAAGTCAAACCTGCTAATCAAAGCAGAAAAGAAAAACTTGGTAGAAGTAGACACAATCAAGCGGCTTGGATAGTAAATCAAGCAAAATGGGAAGCCGCATATGCTTATTGCAAACAAAATGGCATACAATTCCGTATAGTAACCGAAGACGATATTTTTCACAACGGCCGTCGATAGCGATAAATAAGTGTATGTAAATAAAGGTTACATTCCATGACGAAAAAACTAGAAGAACTTTTAAACCTTCCTGATAGCAAGGAAATGATACAAGAAGCAAAGAACAACGACAAAGCCAAGGCCGCAGTTGTTGATCAAAAGGACACATTTAGAGACATCGCAGAATTTGATAAAATCTCTGCCGCTCTACCTAGTGTAAAGGGATTAGGTGAAAAAGCCGATGCGGAATTAAACGATATTGCTCAACGTGCATTACAAAGTTACGAAGATCTAATGGATCTAGGAATGAATGTAGAAAGCAGATACAGCGGTAGAGTATTTGAAGTAGCAGGAAGTATGCTTAAAACAAGTCTTGATGCTAAAACAGCAAAATTAGACAAAAAACTAAAAATGATAGAACTACAACTTAAGAAAGAAAAGTTAGATCAAGATACTCCTATGAATGGTGATATTGTTAATGGTGACGGTTATGTGGTTACAGACCGCAATAGTTTGTTAGAAAAATTAAAAAGTATGGATAAATAGTTTATAACAGGAAAACGCCATGAAAACATTTAAACAATTTCTCACAGAGTCTGAAAAGACCTACAAATTTTTTATTAGAGTAGCCGGAGAGCTACCAGAAGGTTTCGTTGATAAAATGGAAAGGAACCTAAACAAATATGAACTTATAAAATTAAGTCCAGGTAAAAGAACACCAATTTCAGAAAAGCCAATGGATTTCCCACAGTTACAAAACTGTGAAGTAACCCATTATGAAGCTGAATTAAAATATCCAACAACTTCACATATATTAGAAAAATATTTGGTAGACTGTTGCGATGTATCACATACGCACATGGTAGTGCGAGGCGAACATGACCCTGTAGAAAGACAACAATCTGAAAAAACTGATGGACCATATGAATCATTATTGAATACAGAAGATATGGGTGGCGAATCAGCTCAAAAAGATGTTGGCGGCAATAGAGTAATGGACCTGTTAAAAGAATTAGAAACTGCACGTGATAAAAGAGAAATTGATCCAATGGAAGGCGCACCTAAGGGAGAAAGTGCAGATATTAAAGACGACACTAATACAAAAGCTGTGGTAGGAGGATAAAATGAAAGATATAAAAGACTTCATTAAAATTGCAGATGTTTTTGGTAAAGAACACGCTAAAACAACTGATCAAGTCAATGAAAATTTTGTAGATAATTTTTTAAATTTCCTCGGGCTTAGGGATGATGAAGAAACTACAGAAATAGTTACAGATTTAAGCAAAAAATTAACACAGAAACAAAAAGATGCTCTTGCAGGAAAACTAGATACACCACCAACAGATACTTCGTCTAATGATAATCAAGCACAATCAGATGATGCACAAGATCAAGGTAATGCTAGTTACCAAGATGATGCACAAGCAACAGATACTTCGTCTAATGATAATCAAGCACAATCAGATGATGCACAAGATCAAGGTAATGCTAGTTACCAAGATGATGCACAAGCAACAGACACATCAGCCGCTGATAACCAAGCACAATCAGATGATGCACAAGATCAAGGTAATGCTAGTTACCAAGATGATGCACAAGCAACAGATAGCAGTACACCTTCAAAAGGCGGATCTTTGCTAGGTAGAAAATTAGATACTACAACTCCAAACTTAATGCAAGCGTATAACGATGGTGGCAAGAAAGCGATGCCTGCAATACGTAATCTACAAACTGCTCTTACACGTCTAGGATTTGATCCAAATGGACTTGACGGAAAGTATGGTCAAGGAACATTTGCCGCAGTACAAGCATTTCAAAAAGCAAACGGATTGAGTGTCGATGGACAAGCAGGTCCTAACACTATGGCGGCACTAAAGAAAGCACTTGACGATAAGTTTGAAAAGAACGCAGTTAAGCCAGGTGATGCGGGAGCCGACGATGCAGAGGCAGATCAACAAGCCGATGCACAAGCTCAAGGAGACACATCAGCCGCTGATAATCAAGCGGCAGCTGACGATGCACAAGATCAAGGTAATGCTAGTTACCAAGATGATGCACAAGCAACAGCTACAAAATCTGGTGCAAGTCAAGCACCAACATTAAAACAAAAAATAGATAGATTTAACGAATTACTTAGAAAAGCACAAGAATCAGACGAAGCTGGTGTTCCTAACGCAGAAAGAGATTCTCAAGAACGCGGTGTACAAGTAGCTAGTGTAGATTTTAGGCATTTAATTAGTTTAGTTGAAAATGTTATAAATGAAGCATTAACTCCTGAAGAAGAAAAAGAATTACAAGCACTATTTAGAGAACTACAAGGACAAGTAGGTGTTGAACCAGATTTAGATCAATCAATAGAAGATGCACTTAACAATTATATAAAAGTAAAAGGTGATCCAAAATTACAAAATCAGAGAGGTTTTGATCCAAATGCAAGTAATACCGACGATGCATATGCAAACGATGCACAAGCAACAGATCCAAAGTTACAAAATAAGAGAGGATTTGATCCTAACAAAAAAGAAGGACCAACATTAGATAGCCTTGCAGGACAAATCAAACAAGGTATTACATTTACACAGTTTGAAAAAATTGTAAAAGATGCAGAAGGTTTAGAACCCGAAGATGCTGAAAAAGATGCAAACTTATTAAAAAAATTAGGTACAAAAGCAAAGCAACTACTAAGCACAGCAGACTATAGAACCAGATATGTGATTGCAAAAGGTGCAGAAAATTTACAAATTGACGGTTTGTATAGACCAGATGGTAAATCATTTGTTTTCATGCAAAATGGAGAGCCAAGCGGTGCAAGGGGTGCAAGTCTTAATGGCGCAATGCAAGTTGCACAAGTAGGACTGTTACCTCCTAAAAAGTTAGCAGACTTTAAAAAATTAGCACAAAAAAATCCTAAATTCCAACCGTTGATTGCCGCACATGAAAAAGCAACAGGCACTGTAGGTAATGATGCAGAAGAAAAAGTTATGGCGCAAGATGTTACACCAAGTGTAGAATATAGAATTCAATCAAATGGTAGCAGAACAAATATGAACGTAGCGAGTGCAAGAAGTATGCCATACGTTGACACAATTGAAGATGGAAAACGCACAAGAACATACGGTGACAAGGCCGCACTTGAGAAAAAATTTCCAGGCAAAAAAATAGGCGGCATTACGCCAACAGCGCAACCAAAAGCGCAACCAAAAGCGCAACCAACAGCCCAAGCAAGTAATGTACAAATGGCTAGCAAGGAATATGATATGACTAAAAAATTAGACGAAGCATCAATGAACATTTCAATGAATGGTGCAAGTTCAGCAGAAGTAGCAGAACTTGTAGCAATATTGAAAAATGCAGGTATGCCTGATGCGGCCCCAATGGCACACATGCATACACCAGAACCAGAAGGTCCTATGCCAGGTGATTCACCATGTGGAATGGGCGAAGAAGCAGTAGACGAAGACTGGGATAATTCACCAGAAGAAACTTATGCAGATCATAATACTATGATTAATGATTTATCAGGTGGTTTAAACAGACAAAAAGATAGAAAAGCTATCAGAGTAAAAGATCCAGCAGTTGAATCATCAATTAAAGAACAACTTTGGGCGGCTTTAAATGAAAAAATGACCGAAGGTTCACGTGGTAAAAAGAAAAAGTCACGTGGTACAATGGAGGGCTCAAGAGGAAAAGTGAGCCGTGGTAAAAAGTCACGTGGTACAATGGAGGGCTCAAGAGGAAAAGTGAGCCGTGGTAAAAAGTCAAGAGGTTGATTGGGAAAAATATTTCCAACACATTAAACCTGTATGTCCTTGGAGTGGTGCCGCACATAAAAAAGGCGAAATAAAATTTGTAAAATGGTCTGGAGTAATAGAGCCACTAGGCAATAACCAAGCCATTGTTTACATATGCGAGAATTACAATCGTAGACGTCTAAAAAAACTTCACAAAAAATTAGATACCGGCGAATATGAAATGCTATGGAGTGAACCTACTAATGGCCCCAATGCATCTCCAATACCTGTAATAATACAACAAGACAAAAGAAAGCTGTTTGACTTAAGATTCGATACAGGATATTATGACGAACTTATAGGTTAAATATAGTATGAGCAAAAGTTTAGATGGTGTATTAACCAAAAAAGCCAATACACAAGAAACATTTACAGAAGAACAGGTGCAAGACTTGATGCAATGTATGGATCCTGATGAGGGCTATCTATACTTTGCACGTAAGTTCGCATATATTCAACACCCGGTTAAGGGTAAACTTCTTTTTGAACCTTACGAGTACCAATTACGGTTAATGGATAGTTACCACACTCATAGATTTAATATTAATATGATGCCTAGACAGACAGGTAAAACTACATGTGCGGCTATCTATCTAGCTTGGTATGCTATGTTTAATCCAGACCAAACTATTCTTATTGCGGCACACAAATACACAGGTGCTCAAGAGATTATGGCACGTATACGCTATGTATATGAAACTTGTCCAGATCATATTAGAGCAGGTGTTACTAGTTATAACAAAGGTAGCATAGAGTTTGAAAATGGTTCAAGGATTGTTTCACAAACAACAACAGGCAACACAGGACGTGGTATGAGTATTTCATTATTATACTGCGACGAGTTTGCATTTGTTCAACCCAACATTGCCGAAGAGTTTTGGACTTCAATTTCTCCTACACTAGCAACAGGTGGTCGTGCTATTATTACTTCAACACCTAACTCTGACGAAGATACATTTGCAACGATTTGGAAACAAGCTGAACAAAAGTTTGACGAACACGGAAATGAACAAGATGTTGGCATAAACGGATTTCACAGTTTCCGTGCAAGTTGGGAAGAACATCCTGATAGAGACGAAGCATGGAGAGATGCAGAACTAGGAAGAATTGGTGAAGAAAAATTTAGACGCGAATACGGATGCGAATTTTTGGTATTCGATGAAACTCTTATTAATTCAATAAAACTTGCTGTAATGGAAGGCGGCAAACCAATTATTAATATGGGGCAAACACGTTGGTACAAAAAGCCATCAGCTGAATATACATATGCAGTTGCACTTGACCCGTCGATGGGTACCGGTGGAGATTACAGTGCAATACAGGTATTTGAATTGCCTACATATGAACAAGTTGCAGAATGGCAACATAACCAAACTGCTATACCAGGACAAATAAGAGTGCTTGCAGATATATGTTCGTATATACAAAAAGAAACAGGTAATACTAATAGTATATACTGGAGTGTAGAAAACAACGGTATAGGTGAAGCCGCACTTATAGTAATCAACGATTTCGGCGAAGAAAATATTCCAGGACTTTTTGTTAGCGAACCAATACGCAAAGGACATGTTCGTAAGTTTCGCAAAGGATTTAACACTACACATAGTACAAAGATTACAGCATGTAGCAGATTAAAAACCATGATAGAAAATGATAAAATGATAGTTCATTCAAAACCATTTATATCTGAATTAAAAAACTACATAGCAACAGGAAGTAGTTATCAAGCAAAACTAGGACAAACTGACGATTTAATAAGTGCTACATTGCTTGCAATTAGAATGATGAGTGTGCTAAAAGACTGGGATCCTAGAATATATAACAGTTTTAATCAAGCAGAAGATATTGAAGACTATGAACCACCAATGCCTATCTTCATAAGTAGCAACTATTGATAAATACAATGCAATGAAAAATTTAGACTTAATATCAGAAGAACTATTTAATAAAATACGTGGACGTTTTCCAAGTGTTACTATTGGTAATGCAGACGGACAGGTTACTAATAAACCTAATGAAGCAAGATTTTTTGATTTTGACTTCAAAGAAGGTGCTGTCAATCTAGGCAAAGTAAGCGTAAGTGTATCAGAAGAAGCAATAGAAGTTATGTATAGTGACAACTTTGTTGCAGAGCAAGATGAAATAACAAAAGAAAAATGGTATAATTTCCTAAAAGAACTTAGACAATTTAGTAAAAAAAGGTTAATGAAATTTGATACTAGAAATATAAACAAGTCAAACTTAGATCGTAGAGATTATCAGTTTTTGGCAACAAATCGCGGAGACAATACAATGGCTGAATCAAAAATGTACGGCACTAGTAAAATAAGCTACCAGAATGTAGATAATGCTAGGCTTGTAATCAAACACACAGAAAGTGTAAACCAAGAAAGTGTAAATGGACGTATTAGAAACATTGGCAAAATTTACATCGAAAGTGCAGATGGCGAACGTTTCTTATATCCATACAAACATTTAACTGGCGCAAGAGCAATGGCAAGACACGTTGCAGAAGGTGGTAAACCATTTGATGACTTTGGTACACACATTGTAGGGCTAAGTGAAGAATTGAGCAAACTCCGCAAGTTCAAGACTTACATGGGCCGTTCAAGTGTAATGGCAGAAAGTCTTAAAGATTACATGCCAGTTGTACAAGACAGGATTTCTACAGTAAAGAAAACAATAGAAAGTCTCCAAAAACCTGCTTATTACAAAACAGCATTTGAATCATTTGAAAAACCAATGATGGAAGAAGTACCAAATGATGTTGCAGAAAATTGGGTTGATCAATTGACTATTAGACAGTTTAATGAAGAATTAAAAGATGTATTCCCTTACATTTATAACCTTGTAAGTGAAGCAACTAAAGCAAAAGAATTAGGACCAGAAGAAGTTGCCGAAGGTGGAGTAATGGATTTCATTAAAGACAAATATGCTGACTTTAAAAAGGCAGGTGAAGAAAGATCAAGACAATACGAACAAGATCTTCATATACTAAGAACTGTATTAGGATCACACGGTTATGATGATGCAACTATTATGAAAATCGAACAAGGATGCCTAAACGATCCTAGAGTTTGTTTGTACAATACTATAAGGAAAAGTGGAGCAGAAGCAGGCGACATGGATATGGAAGTTCGTCGTATAGGTAAAGAATTAAATTCAGGATTTACTACTATGGTGGGTACAACCGACGAAGCAATTGAAGATGCATTTGAATCTATGATGGGTCAGTTTGCAGAAGGTAAAGAAATGTGTCCGGAAGCATGTTGCGGCAAGCCTGTAACAGAATGCACATGTGGTCCAGATTGTAAACATTGTGATTGCTACGAAAAGAACAAAATGAACGAACAAGTTATTGACGAAGGTTACATGAAAGGATATCAAAAGTATCATTGCGAAGATTGCGGATGTCAAATGCATAATTGTAAACCAGATTGCGATTGTTCACATGATTCGCACAATGAAAAAGGTTCATGGTGGAAAGATGCAAATGGAAATGGTGTGCCAGATGTAATGGAAGGAAACAAATTTACAAAAGCACTTAAGAAAGCAAAAGACAACGACGAAGATGAAATGGAAGTAGACGGCAAAAAGATTCCTGTCACAGAATTTGTACTTTCTTTGTTTGACAGAGAAACAGGACAGTTTCCAAAAGGTGAAACAGCAGTATTAACTGCAATTGAAAAAGACTACGGTGAGCAGTATATTGAACCTGCAAAACAGTTTATTGAAAGAATCAATTCTACATATGAACAGTACGCTCATCCTGTAGAAACATTAACACCTAGTGATGAAGAATGGTCAAAACTACTAAGAATACCAAATAGAGAAACTTGGGAAAAATTAATAAAACAGGCTAAAGCCAAAGGCGATGAAGAAATGCTAGGAAAGTTAATGGCAATGGGAGATCAGATTGCTAGTACCGAAGGTACTCAAATGGAGCCAACAATCGGACAAGAAGAAGCTGATATACGTAGATTAGCAGGATTATAAAATAATTTCAATAATTTAGCAGAAAGAGGTTGACTTCTGCTAAATAACACTGTATAGTACGTAATATGTGCTGTACAAATTTAGGCACAATGCAATAGGCAAATATAAGGAGGCACAACTATGGCATCATTAGCAGAAATTAGAGCTAAACTTAAAGAACAAGAATCACGCTCAAGTGGTTCACAAGGACCAAGCGGTCCAAACCCAATCTACCCATTCTGGAATATGCAAGAAGGACAAACTGCAACATTGCGTTTCCTTCCTGATGGAGATCAAGACAATACATTCTTTTGGAAAGAACGTTTGATGATCAAACTTCCTTTTGCAGGAGTAAAAGGCGAAACTGATTCACGTCCAGTACAAGTACAAGTTCCTTGTATGGAAATGTATAATGAATCATGTTCAATACTTTCAGAAGTACGTGGATGGTTTAAAGATCCTTCATTAGAAGATATGGGTCGTAAATATTGGAAGAAGCGTTCATATATCTTCCAAGGATTTGTTACTGAAAATCCATTAGCAAATGACGAAGCGCCTGAAAATCCAATTAGACGTTTTATCATCGGTCCACAAATTTTCCAAATTATCAAGCAAGCATTGATGGATCCGGACATGGAAGAACTACCAACAGATTATACTGCTGGTGTAGACTTCCGTCTAAACAAAACTTCAAAAGGTGGTTATGCAGACTATAGCACAAGTAATTGGGCACGTAGAGAGCGTCCACTAGATGATGCCGAAATGCAGGCAGTGAACACACACGGCTTGTTTAACCTTTCAGACTTTCTTCCTAAGAAGCCAACTGATGTTGAGCTAAAAGTAATGCAAGAAATGTTCGAAGCATCAGTAGACGGTGAAGCATATGATGCAGATCGTTGGAGTAACTATTTCCGTCCAGCAGGAATGGCGGCAAGAACAGGTGATCCTAACACAGCATCATCAAACGGTACAGCAACTTCAATGACTTCACCAGAAGTAGAAACTGCTCCAAAGGTGGATACTTCCCCAAAGCAGGAAGAAGCACCAAAAGCAGAAGCGACACCAGAGCCAGCTAAGGCAGAGCCAACGGCGGCATCTAGTGATGGTGCAGACATTCTCGCAATGATCAGAGCACGTCAAGGACAATAAGTTAACAACACCCCCCAGGCTTAGGACATAGTCTGCTCAATACCGGGGGGTTACTTGCTTTTTAGAATAGGAGAAAATATGGCAAAGGCATTTGATCCGAGTAAGTTTCGGACACAATTAACTAAATCCATTACAGGCATGAGTGCAGGTTTTAATGATCCTACTGATTGGATTTCAACAGGTAATTATGCACTCAACTATCTAGTATCAGGAGACTTTAATAAAGGTGTACCACTAGGTAAAGTGACTGTGTTTGCAGGCGAATCAGGTGCAGGCAAATCATATATTTGTGCTGGTAATATTGTAAAAGCCGCACAGGAACAAGGTATCTTTGTAGTTCTTATTGACTCAGAGAATGCACTTGATGAAGCATGGTTACATGCATTAGAAGTAGACACATCAGAAGACAAACTACTTAAATTAAACATGTCAATGATTGATGATGTTGCAAAAACTATCTCAACATTTATGGATGACTATCGCTCAATGGCGGATGAAGATCGTCCTAAAGTGTTATTTGTTATTGACTCGCTAGGTATGCTATTAACGCCTACTGATATTGACCAGTTTACCAAAGGTGATATGAAAGGCGACATGGGTCGTAAACCTAAACAGTTGACAGCACTTGTGCGTAATACAGTTAACATGATTGGTAGTTATAATGTAGGACTTGTGTGTACAAACCATACATATGCTTCGCAAGATATGTTTGATCCAGATGATAAGATTTCAGGTGGTCAAGGCTTTATCTATGCATCTTCAATTGTTGTAGCAATGAAAAAACTAAAACTAAAAGAAGATGAAGACGGCAACAAAGTAAGTGATGTACGTGGTATTAGAGCAGGTTGTAAGGTAATGAAA